CGTCCTCCGTGACGGCCGCTTCCGTTTGCGTATTGAAGTAACCGAAGACTTAAAAGGAGACAGGAAATGAGAGTTTATATCAGTGGAAAGATAGGCGAGGAGGTCATCAGTGAGGCCACCCGCCAGAAGTTTGCGAGGGCTGAGAGGATGCTGGAGCAGCATTTCAACCCTGAGTTTAACCTGATTGTCAACCCTGCCAGCGAGGCGTTCCAGGAAACCATGAAGCAGGCTTTCGAATGGCGTGAGCTCCGCAGGAACCTGCCCGATATCCTGTTGTATGATCTTCACTGGCTGCGGACGTGCGACGCCATCTACATGCTCGAGGACTGGACGAAGTCGGACGGTGCAAACTTAGAGCTGGACTTTGCGCAGGCCACGGGGAAGAAGGTGCTGTGGCAGCGGGAGGAGGATGCGCAGTGCTTCCGCGACGATTCGGATAACTACATGGACGTTTGGCTGCCGATAGACGAGGAGGAGGACGAGGTATGAAGAAACTGGCTGACTGTCTGAACCCGAAGAGCGGGAAGCTGACTGAAGATGCCTACGATTACCTGTTTAAGGTGTCTGGCAGAGCCGAGTCGCTGGCATGGGATATCCACATTTTGGCTGACAGTCTGGATAAATTGTGCTCACTGGATTTTGATGGGTACAATACGCTTCAAGTAATGGCAGCGAGGGTAAATGCCATCAGCAACGAGGTAGTTGACCTGATTAACCTAATCGATGAGAAAGGGCTGGAGCCATGAGGGAGCAGAAGTGGGTGGTAACAGGCATTAACCGCCTCACAGGAGAGCGCGAGCCGGTGACAAGGCCGCACAGCGAATGGAAGGCCAGGGAGATGCGTGACAAGCTGGCAGCGAGGCAACACAGCCGTTCGGCGTATAAGTGCCTGAAGGTGGAGCCTGCCGAAAGGGAGGGCGATATCTGGTAACGGTATTTTGTCCGCATCAGGTGAACGATTACCTTTGCGGCTGGTTACTGTAAAAGCGAAACGACATGATTCCAGTACAGAAGATTTACGACGCGACGCGCCAAGGCCTTGACATCATCCTGTGGATGTACCCACAGGCAGCCGACTGCGTGGGCGTGAAAGGAAAGAAATTCAAGGTGAGGGACGAGAAGACACCGTCGGCGTGTCTCTACCAGCGCAAGAGTGAGAAATATGGAGAGGTGTGGGGCGTGACGGACTTCGGCGGCGAAGGGTGGCGCTCTGCCATCCAGCTCTACATGGAGGAGAGGCGCCTGACGCAGGACCGCTTCAACGAGGCGGTGCTGCAGATAGCGGTACATTTCAACATCACCGACGAGCTGGACCGCTCTATCAACAAGGCCGACTTCACCGAGCGAGATGCCAGGGCTGACGAGCCGGACGGACACCGCAACTTTGAGACGAAGGATTTTACGCCGGAGGAGCTGGCCGTGCTGGGTCCCAACGTCAGGCAGGAGCACGTTGAGGCGCTTCACTGGCATAGTGTGAAATGGTTCAGTTACACCAATGACAGGAAGACACGCATCCGCTACTCCAATGAGCACTATCCCATTTTTATGCGCGAATGCGTGGTCAAAGAGGCCAGCACCCTGCCCGACGGCACGGAGCAGGAAGAGGTGAAGTTCTACAAGGTCTATGAGCCGCTGAATCCGGACAAGGCCTACCGCTTCCAATACTTCCCCGCTGGGGTGAAGCCGGCGAAATACATCAACGGACTACGCGAACTGATCCGGGCAAAGGAACAGTTCAACGCCAAGGAGCAGAAAGAATGGGAATCCACGCATACCGAAGACGAGCCCTACAGGCCGCAGAAACTGCGTGAGGCCTTCATCTGCAGCGGCGAGCGCGATGCACTGTGCTGCCGGAGCCTGGGCTTCATGCCGCTGTGGTTCAACAGCGAGACTTATCACCTGAGCGAAGAGGAAGTACGGGAAATCATGCAGCACGTGGAAGTGCTCTATAATATACCGGACATTGATGAGACGGGGGTACGTAAAGGTACCGAGTTGGCGCTGCGTTTCATCGATGTCCGTACTATCTGGCTGCCAGACTGGCTCATGGGCTATCGCGACAACCGAGGCAAGCCCCGCAAGGATCTGCGCGACTGGATGGAGCTGCGCCATACAAAGAAGGAATTCAAGTTCATGATGCAGATGGCCATGCCTGCAAGGTTCTGGAAGACGACTGTCAACAAGAAGAGTGGAGAGACACGCCACTTGATAGACACGGCATGTCTCTACAATTTCCTGAAGCTGAATGGATTCTATGCCTTGCATGATGACAACCAGAAAGATACAAGATATGTGAAGATTGACGGCTACATTGTTCGCTCAGTGACACCGAAGGACATACGGGAGTTCGTGCGCCAGTGGGTCATCGACGAGGTGCGCGACCTCTCGGTTCTCAACCTGGTACTCGACACGCCCAAGCTCTCTGCAGGAATGCTGGAGTCAATCGACGAGGTGACGCTCGACTTCACATCATTCGATGCCAGGACACAGCTGTTCTTCTTCCCCAACGTCTGCGTGAAGGCCAGCGGCCAAAAGCTCGACGTTATTAAGAAACAGGACTTCAAGTTCCAGAACTACGTATGGCAGGAGAACGTCATCGGCCATGACTTCCGCCTGCTCGACGACTTCTTCACCATCAGCCGGACTGTCGACGAAGACGGCCAGCCCAGCTTCTCCATCAAGATCCAGAAGGTGGGGTCGAACCTGATGGGCTACTTCATCAACTCCTCGCGCCTGTTCTGGCGTAAGGAGATGGAAACCCGGTTCGAGACTGAGAGCGAGCGCCTGGCATACCGTGAAGCCCACCGTTTCGACATCACGGGCGAAGGCCTGACCGCTGACGAGGTGCGGGAGCAGCAGCAGAACCTCATCAACAAGATTTTCACTTTAGGCTACATGCTGCACCACTACAAGAGCCCCTCGCGCGCATGGGCTCCGATGGCCATGGACAACAAGATAGGCGAGGAGGGCGAGTGCAACGGACGTAGCGGAAAGTCATTCTTCTTCAAGGTGCTGTCGCTGCTGATGAAGACGGTGAAGCTCTCCGGACGCAACCCCAAGCTGATGGATAACCCCCACGTGTTCGACCAGGTGACGCAGCACACGCAGATGCTGCTCGTCGATGACTGTGACCGCTATCTGAATACTGGCCTGTTCTATGACAATATCACCAGCGACATGACCGTCAACCCGAAGAACAACCAGTCGTTCACCATTCCCTTCGAGGAGAGCCCCAAGATAGCCTTCACCACCAACTACGTGCCTGCCGACTTCGACCCGTCGAGCGAGGCGCGTCTGCTGTATATGGTGTTCAGCGACTACTATCACCAGAAGACCGAGGAGAACGACTACCGCGAGAGCCGGAGCATCCGCGACGACTTCGGCAAGGACCTATTCAGCCGCACCTACTCCGAGGACGAGTGGAACCAGGACCTGAACTTCATTCTGCAGTGCGTGCGCTTCTATCTGTCGGTAAGCGGCGAGCCCGTGAAGCTGCTGCCACCGATGGCCAACATCATCTTCCGCAAGCACAAGCAGGACATGGGTGCCAACTTCGAGGACTGGGCACAGGTTTACTTCCATCCGGACTCCGGCCGCCTGGATACTTTCGTTCCACGCACAAAGGCCTTCGAGGACTTCAAGGCCCACGGCGGCAAGGTGCAGGGCATGACCTCGCAGAAGTTCCTGAAGAAGCTGGAGGCTTTTGCCTTGCTGTGCCCCTGGGTGGAAGAGCTGAATCCTGCAGAGGTGCGCAACAACAGCGGGCGAATTATCAGGCGGGAAGAAGGTGCAGCACCTGGCTCCAGCCCTGTAGAGATGATCTATATGAAAAAGAAGCCGGATGCAGCTGAGAGTAACCTGAGCGAAGCAGAGTTATGGGCACACGAGCATGGTGATGAAGCTTTCTGACAAGGTAACAGACAAACGATAAAGGCAGCGTTTAGCCAGGTAATATCAAGAAAGGCGACAGGGTAAAAAACGGCCCTGTCGCCTTTCTTTGTAGGGGAGTGCCGCCGCTGCCCTTTCCCTTCCCATACCATTTTTTGTACTAAAATTCTGTAACTTTGTAACAGATGTCGGTGAAACCGTTGGAAAGTATAGTAAACAAAGGTGATTCGGAGCGTTTTTCGGTGTTGACAAAGTGACGTTACAACTCTGATACAAACTATAAATTAATAAACACCGGCAGTTTTGTCACAGGCAGAAATTAACAGAAATTTAGAGAAAAACGGAGTGGTTTACAACCTTCGGGAGCCCAGATTTTTGTTACGCGTTTTTGACACAAATACAAAGTAACTGAGTTACAACTATTTATGACCATCTGATGGCCATGTTACAAAATTACAGAATTTTCGGACGGAATTACATCAGACCACGAAACGAAAAAACCATATAAAGTTATATTTTTCTAGTTAAAAGTATAATTATTCGCTGAAAATTGCTAACTTTGCACAGATTTTACTAATAATCGTCATGAGCAAGGTCGTTATCTATGTTGAATTAAAACCTTTCATCGCCCAGTGGGCGGTGTATCATTATGGCAGCCCTATTAAGTTCCCGCCTCAGTCGGTGGGCAATGCCCGGATTATGTCGGTGCTGAAGAAGCGTCCGCTGGATGCTGCTCCAGATGTGGAGAAAGATGGGCTGACACCCATCAGCATCCCCTACTCGAAGCAGAAGGATCCTGATGTCTGGAACTACGTCAGCGAGAACGGCAAGCGGTTCATCGTACAATACATCGATGCCGTCTTCCGCGACAACATGTACATGGAGCTGAATGAGATGTGCCAGGACGAGTCTAAGATCCAGACGGCCTGCTATGCCTGGTGTGAAATGCACGGCATAAGCATCGACTATGCCGACACCATCCGTCAGCGCTTCTACCGCGAGCGTCGCTACCAGCTGGACTGCGGAGTGGATCTGAGGAGGAAAAAAAGGGTGAAAAATGAAAAATAATGTTAAATCGCACCTGAATTCATACCGTAAAGATACCCCGTCTTGTTCAGATGCAAACACAAGCGAACAGAAGCGAACAAATAAGAACAGTTATGAACACTCCACGCAACATCATTGCCATCGACAGCCTGCGGGCTGGTGAAATCATCGGACTGCGACAGATCAATGCAACCTCAGTCCAGGCATCATCACTTACACCATGGGAGGCGCTTCCCATCAAAATACCTGCACGGCTGACCATCAGCGACAAAATAGAGGATGGCGTGCGCCTGCATACGGCACAGCTGGTATTCCATACTTGCGCCGAGCCTGATGACAGAGACCGCCTGGTCTACCGCTGCAAGACAGCTGATGGACGGTACTACCTCATTGGCACCAATGACAGACCCTATCCTGTCAGTACCATGACAATGAACCACCCGGACAATATGGCCGACTCACAGCTCAATGAGGTGAGTGTGATCTACACTTCTGCATCAGAAATCCCCTTTATACAATAATTATGTAGTTTTTGCCGACTTCTTTATGTGTTACCTTTGCCGAAAACAAAGGTTGACATGAAGAAATACGATCTTTACCTGACTGGTGAAGTCGGTGGATGGGGAATCACCGCCGACTTCGTGAAGTATATTCTGGACAAGAAGAAAGACCAGCCCGTCGATGTGGCCATCTGCTCGCTGGGTGGATATGTCAATACCGGTCTGCAGATCTACGAGCTCTTTAAGAACCACGGTCAGGTGACGTGTTACTTCCTGGGCATGTCGGCCAGTGCCGCCACTTTCATGGCGATGGGTGCCAAGAAGGTGGTGATGTCGAAGAACGCCCTCATCCTCATCCACAATGCCATGGGCCATGTATTTGAGTGGGGCAACATGAATAAGGAACAGCTCGACGAACTGGTCAAGCGGCTCCAGTTCCAGCGCTCCCAGCTGAATACCATCGATGATGTCCTGGCTGAGATCTATGCTGAGAAGAGCGGCAAGCCCATCGACGAGGTCAAGGACAAGATGAAGGTTGCTGCCTGGATCAAAGCAAGTGATGCCAAGGCCTTCGGCCTGGTGGATGAAGTCACCGAGCCGGAACAGATGCCTGTCAATGTTCGCAACATCTATACTAATTCACTGATAAAGGATATGGGTCTACCAGCCTTGCCTAAAGGGTTTAACATCCGGACAGGTGAGGAGAATCCAACCACATCGGTACTCCAAAAGGTCGTGGAGATGCTGAGAGGACTCATGCCGGAACCATCGACCGATAACACTCAAAACGAGATGAAAATCACTGTTTTTGCAGCCTTGGCTGCACTGCTTGCTGTCAAGGACGGCTTTGAAGCCGATGAGAAGGGCAACGTGTCCCTGACGCAGGACCAGCTGAAGGCCATCGACGACGAGCTCTCTAAGCAGAACCAGGCCTGCAAGCAGGCTTCCGACCTGCTGAAGAGCCAGAAGTCGAAGATCGAGAAGCTGGAGCAAGAGAAGAAAGGCCTCGAGGAGCAGGTCAAGAACCTGAAGGGTTCTGCCGGCACCAAGGAGGAAGAGAAGGTTGACGGTGCAGAGAATACCCTGACTGCCGCCAGCGAGTTGTTCAACACTATTAAAGATGCACTGTAAGCTATGCCTCCCGTAATTCCTATCCTTAACACCGGGCAGCCTGTGGTGGATCCTCAGACTACCTTTACGCCGGAAGCCCTGAGTACGGCGTTCCAGAAGTACCGCACTGAGCTCGTCATGATGCCCATGTACGCCATGGCTGCTGCTCTTCAGCACATGGGACACCGTGACGGCATCCGTTATAAGGAGCACGTCCATGAGATGAAGGGTAACTTCCAGATGGGTAACTATGACAAGTACAAGAAGGGGGACGGTGCCACCGAGATCATTCAGCGCACACTGGAAACCTTCTTTGGTAACTGTATCGAGCCTATCGACCCCAACAGCATCTACCAGAGCCTTTGGGGTAGCGACGTGACCAAGGGTGAAGGTCTGAAGACCGTGCCCTGGGTGAAGCGCATCTGCGCCTACATCATGGCACAGCTGGGTGAGAACATGTTCAATGTGATGTGGACGGCCAAGCACGACCCAACCAACACCACGCTCACCTCGAAGTGGTTCAATGGTTTCTGCACCATCGAGGATGAAGAGATCGAGGCTGGCGCCATGGCAGTTGAAGAGGGCAACCTCTACTATCTGCCTGAGACCTTCACTGTCGAGAATACCGAAGACCTCTTGAAGGACTACTATTGGGGTGTCGCCGGTGGCTGGAATGGTGCCAACGACAAACTGAAGAAGCAAAAGCTGAAGCTCTTCATGCACGTGAAGACCAAGCACTTCTATGAGGAAGCCTACCAGCACAACCACGGTGCACTGCCCTACAACGAGCAGTACATCAAGGCTCACCTGGACGGTGTGCCCAACGTGGAGTTCGTGGCTCTGACCAACGTGCCTGAGAACTATCTGTGCCTGACTCCGAAGAACAATATCCTTGCTCTCTGGAACCAGCGCACCGCTGATGAAACCTTCCTTGTGAAGGAGTCGAAGACCTCTCACTACGATGTTGACTTCCTGGCCAACATGTTCTATGGTGAGCAGTACCTCTCCATCAACAAGGAAATGCTCTGCGTAGCCCGCTACGACGAGGACGAAGTTCCTGCTGACACCACCGACGAGCCTGAGGTTATCACCATCCCGAAGAGCAACGTGACAGTTGGCTTCACCAAGGCTGTTGACAATGCCACCATGGGACAGGAGTATGCCGGACAGGTGGCAACCACCAATCCCGCCGGTAAGACCGTGACCTACGAATCGTCTGACCAGACCGTTGCCACCGTCAACGCATCGACAGGTGCCGTGACGCTGGTTGGTGCAGGTACCACGCTCATCACTGCATCGTTCGCAGGTGACGATACCCACAACGCGGCCTCTGGCAGCTATGCGCTGACTGTCGCAGCTGCTGCACAGCAGGGAGGCGGCTAATCTCTTAATCAGGGCGGCGGTATTGGATAAAATGCCTCGGGCCGCCGCCCATATATGAATCTAAATTGTAAATCAGTAAATCGTAAAATACATTATGGATGATCCCGTAACACCGAAAGTACGCTGCGCCAACGATGCCGCCCTCTATGACGACATCGAGTTCTGCATGGGCGACAAGTCGCTGCCAGGCACGCGCAACCATGCCTACTATATCCCACGTCGCGACATCGTGACGTTCCCTCGTCCGGCTGCTGAGCCCGCAAGTTTGGAAGCTGTGGCCGTGATTCCCAGCACCTCTCCGTTTGCACTGGCTGCTGATAAGAAGTGGCACCGCATCGACCTCGTTCCCAATGAGAGCGAGCCCGAATGTGAGAACCAGGGCTCGTATGGCTCGAAGACCATCCTCAACAAGATCACGCTCGTTCTTCCTGGTACCGGAAAGAAGGTCACTGGCCTGATTTCCAACCTGAACAACGATGACGTGGTGTTCCTTGTTCCGATGGCCGATGGAAAGTGCCGCCTGTTCGGTTCCCCTGCCTACCAGGCAGAGCTCTCACTGAAGCAGAACTATGGCAAGACTGCCACCGATGCCAACACCACCACTATCGAGGTGAGTGTCACGGACGAGTACGCTGCTCCTTTCTATGAGGGCGTCATCGAGACCGCTTACGGCGACATCAACGGTGCCACCGATGAGTTGGCAACAACCTGAGGAACTCATATCCATATGGCTCAATAGTGACCGTGGGGCGGTCTCACGTATTGTCGTGAGCCGCCCCATATTTAATGAATAAGACTATGATAGATCCGAAATTTACAGAGAAGATTGCCCGATGGTTACAAGGCGACCATAAGAGCGATGAGAAGATTCAGGAGGGAGCCATGCTGCTACTCCAGCTGAACAACGACCGTGCTATGTACCAGCGTATCACACGCCGTCCGCAGCGTGAGCTTTCCTTCCTGGAGTATAAGTTGCGCCGGTTCCTGCAACTGCGTCAGGACGGGCACACCATCAAGGACGTGGTGAAGATGGATCGTGAGATCACCGACCAGATAGCTGCTGCAGCTGGTACGATTGATACGGGTGGAACACTCCCCATGGTAGTACCAACTGTTGGCTCTGGCCCGGACTCACAGCCTTCTTATGTCCGCAAGGGAATCCGTCCTGATCACGACCGTCTGCCCGACAACATCAAGGCGCTTTGGCCGAAGAATGCCGAGCGATGGAAGAAAATCAAGGAGGCCTTCGAGACCTGCAAGGGTCTGACAGAGCCATGCGACCGCTATGAGTACCTGAAGGTGCTCAAAGAGACCTGGTATAAATACAAGGAAGACATGGCCCGTTACGATGAGTACCGGCTGACCACTGACAGCAAGGCCGATGGTGCGGCAGCACCTTCCCTTACTCCTGAACAGGAGAAAGAGCTGGCCAATGCAGACAGCTATATCTCAAAGAACCTTCCTCAGCTCAAGGAGGATATCGTTGCTGCGATGCAGAACGGATATTCCGATGAGGAAGCTAAAAAGATCAGTGCCCGTATTGCCCGTATCCAGCAGCGCGTCGACATCCTTCTGAAGAATGGCCGCACGTTTACGCCTGAGCGCATCGAGCAGCTGCATGCCTGCAGTATCAAACTAACACCTGAGGACTATGAGCAAGGGCAAAAGTCCGAGTGAGTTCCTGCGTCCCTTGGCCACGCATCAGCTGCAGTCGCACCTGGGCCGTGGCCTTCACACGCTCGGCCTGCTGGGGTGGATTCTCCAGCAGACCGGGCCTGCTGATGTCTATGTCAGCACATTCTCTACGAGTGATGCCTTCCTCAGGGGATTCTTCAACCTGAAGAAAAAGGACTTGGTTCTGAAATCCGTGCTGCTGGCCGACCTGAAGGCCTCGAAGAAAACCTACAAGCTCTATAAGGAGATGCAGCAGTGCTTCGATACCGTGTACCTGGCACAGAACCACTCGAAAGTGGTACTGGTGCAGAACGACCGGTGGACGGTGACTGTCATCAGCTCGCAGAACCAGACCTATGGCGACCGCGCCGAATGTACGCTGGTCACCACCTCACAAGAAATATTCTATGAACAATATTGTGGCCTGCGAGACATCGTAGACCATGACAGCTTACAACTGAATGGACTATTCCAGCGACTTGCTGACCAGAATACAAGACCTCTCCAGTCAGCTGACTCCCCTGCCGGAGATTTCCGCACTGTTGGATATTGACGAGAGGGAACTGCGCGACGATGTGAACACGCCGGGCCACGATGCCCGACGCGCGTTCATGAAGGGCTATGCCGAGACAGCCCTGAAGCTGCGAAAGCAGAACCTGGAGCTGGTGGATGCTGGAAGCCCGGCAGCAGATGAAGCCTGCCGTGGCTACCTGAAAAGAATGATCCGTGACATTGATATATGAGTGTTCCCGTAAACATTGACGACTATAGCAGCTACCTGCCACTTGACAGCAGCGAACTGCGCAGCCAGATGGTGCCTGAGGACACCATCCAGCGCATCGAGCGACTGCGTGAGCTCAGTGCCTACTGGCGATCATATCCCAGCACCTCCCCCAAGGAACTGGTGAGCCGCTGCATTCAGCTCTTCAAGGTGGGCAAGAGCCAGGCTTACGACGACATCCATATACTGAAAATTCTCATTGGCAATCTGGAGGCCACGACTAAGGAGTTTGCCCGGTGGCGCGTGAACCAGATGATCGAGGAAGACCGCACCGCCGCCCGCCGCGACGGCGACTGGCGGGCAGTGGCCTCGATGCAGAAGAACTACATCCTGAACAACCAGACCGACAAGCCCGACACACCCGACATGGCATTCGAAAAGATTGTACCCCTGCAGCTGGAGCCAACAGATGATCCGAGCGTGCTGGGCATCAAAGCTCCGAAGAATCTCCGCGCCCGACGCGACATGCTCATCAAGCAGTTCTCAAAGGATGATGAATATGCTGAATATACAGAGTTAGAACCTACCGAAGACGAGCAGCGGTAGCAAATTCCTCACTCTTCACTCTTCACTTTTCACTCTTCACTCTTCACTTAAAATGGCAGAGACTCAGAAGCAGTATTTCAATGATGCACAGCTCTACCCGCTCTATATGTCACCACGCGACCTGGTGTGCGAGATGGGACGTGGCACGGGCAAGGGCCTCATTGATGCAGCTCGTCTGATACAGGTCCTTCAATATATGCCTGGCAGCTGTACAGGCTTTGTCTCTCCATCCTATAAGAAATGCCTCACTACCACGCTACCCTCGCTCCTGGTCCACTGGGAACGATGGGGATATAAGCGTGATATCCATTATACCGTAGGCAAAAAGCCATGGAAAGGGCTGAAGTGGAAGGATCCTATCTTCACCCCGCAGAACTGGGAGAACTGCATCGGCTTCTACAACGGCTCGGTCTGCCAGATCATCAGCCAGGACCGTGAGGGTGCCAGCAACGGACTCTCGCTTGACCATATCCTCATAGACGAAGCAAAGTTCGTGGACTTTGAGAAGCTGAAGAACGAGACGTTCCAGACCAACCGTGGCAATGAGATGTACTTCAAGAACTGCCACCTGCACCATGGGCTGACTATCACCTGCGACACGGCCACCACAAAGAAAGGATCCTGGTTCATGCAGTACGAGCAGAAGCAGGACAAGGAACTGGCAAAGGTCATCGAGGGACTGGTCTACCTGAAGTGGCAGACCCGGCAGCGCATGAAGGCTCACCCTGAACGGGCCAAATACTACCATTCGGAGATTCAGAAGCTCGACCGTGACCTCTTTACTCTTCGTAAGAACTGCCTGCTGTACTGCCGTTATCCTTCCCTGTTCAATCTGGCAGTGCTGGGCGAAGACTTCATCCGCCGCATGAAGCGCGACCTGCCGGCACTGACGTTTGCCACCAGTATCATGTGCAAGCACATCGGCATAGCCCGCGACGGATTCTACGGATCCATGCGCGAGAGCGTTAACTGGTACACGGCTCCCAACACGTCGAAACTGGCACTGGAGATGGTGGGACGACTGGAGAATGACTGCCTGCTGGATGCCGACTGTGAACCGAACGCCCCTCTTGTGATTGCATTCGACGCCAACACGAACATCAACTGGCTGGTGGTCGGCCAGGTGGGCATCGACGGCAAGCTCTATGTGCTGAAGTCGTTCTATGTGAAGTACGACACCATCGATACCCTCGTGGCTCTCTTCAACGCCTATTACAAGCACCACAAGAACCGTCAGGTGTACTTCGTGTTCGACAGTACGTTCAAGGGGCAGGGCTACGGTGCCAACCAGAATGAGGACTTCTATATTCTCATCACCAACTTGCTGCTCAGTGCCGGCTGGGTGGTGGAACAGGTGTACATCGGCAATCCCATGCACCACGTCGATAAGTACCACCTCGTCAACCGCATGTTTGTAGGCAAGGCCGCCCATCAGGTCTTTATCAATCAGGATAACAATGCAGATCTCCTTCTGTCAATCACAACAGCCGCCATCTACAACGATAAGAAGGACAAGCGAGGCGAGAAGCTGGCCGAGACGGAGGAAGACAAGCTCGAGGCCCGCACCGACGGCTCTGATGCCTTCGACACCCTGTGCATCGGAGTGGAGAAATTCATACCGGCATACGCCTTGCAGCCATCGACGGGCTTCACATCTTATTTTGGTGGCTGAGACAATCATCGACTTACAATCTTGTGTGTTTTTCATAGATTTGTTTTAGGTTTTTAGTTATTGGCTGGCAGGCTTCCGCAGTGATGCGCGGGTCTGCTTTTTTGTATCTGGTAGCCATATTGCCCTGTTGCCTGTTCCTGCTTGACTGTTGGCCACGACCGCATATCCTCATTCTTTTCTTCATGGCCTGTTTTGATGTTGAACGGTTCTCGATGGGGATGACTGACTGTCGACTGATTGCGCCCACCGTGCCCCGCCCACCCTGAGCCGTAGTGGCGCCCTTGGGGGCAGCACTATTGTCCGGGGGACGGTGGGCGCAGCGGCAGAACCCGCCTGTTTGGTTGCATAACGCTCATGTAGGTATCGGCCTTTGAGGTCAGGCGGATCTTTGCCTGGAGCAGCGTCGGACGTGTCTGTGGCTGCAACCTCAAACTGCTCTCGGCCGCCTCGGTTGATAGCTGATGACTACTTGGATCACCAGCAGCTGTGCGATGACTGGACGGCTTATCTCGCTGAGCGATGTTGCAGCTGGATTCTTTGTGCCATAATGATTTTACTTGTTTCGACATGTTTTGCCTCTTGCCTTCGCCACTCTTCTATTTTTCCTTTGCAAAGTTAGTGCAAGCGGCATTCTGCAAGGTCATGCAGCGTTGTCTCTAAAATTTTTCAAGGAATTTGGGGTGCAGTTGCGCCGGAAGCCAAATTCCCAAGGCCAGGGCTTGAAAATTTTTCGGCCAAACCTTGCATTTGCATGCCTTCTCCTTGCCTACTTCTGATGCAAATGTAAAAATTACAAAGAGCGCCCAGACGCAAAACATTCAAGTCGAACAAATAAAAACTTTCAATTATGACACATCCAGTTCAAACATCATCGCTTTTCAACAAGAGCCGTCTCTACAGCAATCGCTACTACTGCGGTAATCTCTATCAGGTAGTCGTCAACACCGAGGATGGCGAGAGCTACGAGTATGAGGTAGAAGCCGACACGTTTGCCGATGCTACCAAACAAGCTGAGAACTTCGCCCTTGACCTGATGGTCGATATCACCTACATTGAGTGCTATTGCATGTAGCAGTCATCCCATAACATCAAAAACCGAATGTATAACATCAATAAACTTACAGTCATGGAAAAAAGAGAAATTATCGTATCAGTCGTTAAGTCAAACAAGAGTGACAACAATGTTTGGGCAGTGGCCATCAATGGTGAAGAGCAACCCAGCGCACACTGCAAGAGCGCCTATAAGGCCATGCGTTTTATGTTCTTTCTGAAAAAGCAGACAGGATTGTATATCGCAGATGAGAGTCTCGCCCAACTGTCAGCGGAAATAGCACGTGTGAAGGCTGCAGCTGAAGCCGGTAAAGAGAAAAACGCCGAAGCACAGGATGAATTCATCGAGACACACGCCGTCGATGCGGTACTGGCCAGCGAGCCTGAAAAGAAGGTCAAGCGTAAGCCTCGCACAAAGAAGAGCGTTGAGACAGCGGCAGTTCCCCAGTGAAGGGACTGCTGCTTATTGTCTTACCCTGTAATAGTGATAGCCATGATGAAGTACGCCCTTTACAGCTACATCCCACAACGGTTCCAGAAGAGGGCCACGTTCGAGGAGCAGGATATCTGCCGGATGATCATCGGCTTCAAGGATGGCCGGAACGTCTACACCCGTTGGGCTGCAAGGCAGTTCTCGAAGGTATTGTCACTGATGGATCTGACTGATACCGTCATCGTCTGCATCCCTGCAAGTACGAAGTACGCCCACGTACGTAGGTGGAAACGGTTCTCTCAGCTGCTGTGCAGGCAGACCGGAGCCATCGACGGCTTCAGCCATATCGAGGTTGCCGGCAGCCGCAAACGGGCGCACATTACTGGTGAATACGAGCTTGCCACGAACATCAAGCACCTGGTTAACATCGACGCTGACTATTTCAGGGGTAAGAACGTGTTGGTCATCGACGATATCTATACCACAGGGCGTTCATCGGATGCGTTCATCAGTGCCATCGAGGCTACTGGTGCACACGTCCGAATGGCAATGTTCCTGGCGAAGACCAGATTCTTCGGCAAGCCGGGTTACCCCCTGAGTTACCCCCGGGTTACCCCCATTTGAAGAAAAAGTTACCCCCTGAGAAGGGTAACCTTTCAATCTTTCTTTTCCTGTACAGACGGGCATGGGCTTTTTCTGCTAAGCGCAGATAGGATGCTTATGGCCTTGACGGCCATCTTCTTTCCCACCCTCGACCCCCTACGCACCTGAACTTCTGGCCGACGTTCCTGTATGTTGTAGTGGTATGGCACTGGCTCCGTTGCTCTCCGGTGTCAGGTGTAGTCAGGAAAGTCTTGACGGCTGAATGTGGCTGTTCGGATGGGAGAGAAGGCGAGGGGGCGTCTGGTCAGCCACCCTCTCGCCTACACACCCATCACGTGCCAATGGCAACACGGCCACGTCCAGCCAGACACTCCTGACTACACGTGCCACACTACGCTCCACTGCGACAGTTGCTCATACCACCACAGCATACAATGTCCTACAGACATAAAGGTGCTTGCCTTCATGTTTTCTGCTATTCGCAGACAGGTGCTTATGCCCTTGATGGGCATCTTATGGCTGATTCTCCTATTCGGAGACATGATGCTTATGGCTCTCTATGGCCATCTATCGTTTCAGCAGGGAGTGGGCAAGCCTACACCCTTGCTGACTGTCTTGCAAGAGTGACATGTCACACTTGCCATCAACCGCGGATGCGCCCCCACCATTTTCGTGGCCTCGCGAAAATGACACTGCCCCGCAACAATCCCCATACGCTGTGACAAAAAGTCGTGACATATTCCGCTATGGCAAGTCAGGCAAGTCGCTCTCGGGCGTAGGGCGGTGGGGGCTGCTTTCGCTGTCGAAAGGCGCGATTTGCGCGCCGCGCGGCCCGAAAAGTCCCTATATATGGACTTTCCGGGTAAAGAGGTAGTGGAAAAATCTGGAAAATTCCCGCAAATCACCGGGTGACTTGCCGGCACTTGCCGCCTGATGGGCGACACTTGCCATGCTTTCCGAGGCGACTTGCCACGAAAAGCGGGATTTTTCCGGCTCTTTCCACTTTGTTGCTCATTCCTTGCTTGATGCAAGGAAAAATATTTATTAACTTTGTCTAAATAATAATATTTGTGATTAATTTACTCATTAAATTTGCTGGTAAATTTGCAAATATGATTATAAATTCCTAACTTTGCACCCGAAACGTATGAAAAAAAGATAGTCCTTGGTTTTCTATGGCACTGACAAGTCTGGATTATTCTGATTTGTTGAGATACTTGGCTTTCAATCGTAAGAGGGTGGTGCTCAACAAAACGCAGGTAAACAAGTTGTTGTTTATGTGCTATGGTACTTATTGTGCGAGGACTTCAAAAAGGTTGTTCGAGGAAAAGCCAAAAGCATGGCCATTTGGACCTGTCTTTCCACGTGTTTACAAGACTTTTGATCAGAAATCAATGCCTATCATCATCCCCAAGGAGAATAAAGCACTTTTTAAAGAGAATGAAGAGGCATTGAGGATATGTGTCGCCGTTATTGACAAGTACAGTAATACGAGTGCATACAATTTGAGCATGTGGTCACACAAAGAAGGATCGCCGTGGTACCAGACAGTTTATTCGGGGACTACCATAGTTTGGAACAAAGAAATAGAGGATGAAATCATCAAAGAATACTTCACACAACACCCAGTCATTGCCGCCAGCTGAGAATCCGATAGACGATGCACTGTCTGGAAGCACAGTTCTAGGTAATGAAGATTCCATCCCTTGGAGCAATTTCTTCTATAAGGTTTGGTGGAATATAAGGCGTCTCTTCACAAATCCGTTCAAAGAGAAGAAGAAAGAACTTCGGCTTTTGGATCAAGTTGGAATCATCCTCAGTGAGGGCGATGCCGAAAAAATGGCTGAGACATGCGAAAAGTACATTGCATTACACCGCATCGTTGAAAACACAAGAGCCAGACGCCGACTGGAACGATGGGTGACACGTCTAATAGTGGGGTATCTCTTGATAGTTTTTCTACTTGTACTGTCCAATTCTTTTTCTACATGGCTCGCAAATAAGTCACTGCCTTATGTTAGTATGGATTCGGGTATTGTCATAGCCCTTTTAACAACGACAACCGTCAATATTGTTGCATTGGGCATTATTCTTGTTAGAGGGCTATTCCATGAGCATGAGAACTCAGACATGAACAGGGAGATACCTTCAGCAAAAAAATAGCTTAAACCCTGTCTAAATAAGTACAGAAAATCCCGAAATCGTATAGCGGTTCCGGGATTTTCTGTGTACCTTTGTAGCGGCATTTTAATTTTACTTCAATATGAGAAAGATTTTATTTGTATTAGTGATGGCTCTGATGAGCCTTGGCGCACAGGCGCAGAATGTAACGAAACCGGGTGAACCCTATTCCGTTTTTTGTGATTTGGCTGGTTATAACACATGGGGGTATGGTAAGGTGAAAGTACGCCTTGACATGGGAAGGAAGCAGCCGAACAAAGAGGGCTATGAGTCTATCTATGATGGTGACAGTAAACGTAAGTTTAACACCATGATGGAGGTTCTCGACTATATGGCAAAACGGGGATGGAAGGTGCATTCTACCTATGTTATCACCGAAAGTATGTCTAAGCAAAATGTGCTTCATTTCCTCTTGGAGAAACAAGTTACGGATGACAGCCAGATTGACGAAGGACTGGAACTTGGAAAAGAGGAGTGATTTAATACACAGCTATATGACTAAGGCAGAAATCATTGAAGAGATAAAGCTACGATGTTCTGGCATCTTTGGCTTTATCAGTGAAAATGAAGAACTCTTTTTGAGTGATGACAGCAACGAAATAGAATATACGCTGGCCGTTGATAAACTCATTCAATGGAGTGGTGAACTCAACCAACATCTTAACGGTTTGAAAGGATATAAGTATGTTGGTTTCCTCTCAAAGGCTATAAAATCAGAAACCAAACGACCACTTGCTCCAGACGAGGTCGAAAATCCCAACACTCCTTTCTTTATGCAGAGTGTCGTATTGACAGGAACTCTACAGTCATATCCAAAACGTGAAGAGATTGCTTCATTATTGCGATTATATGGTGCTGACATTAATGCTTCAATTTCTAAAAAGACTGATATCGTGATTATGGGAAGTGGAGCCGGTCCTTCAAAAATGAAAAAGATAAAGGAATTGAAGGAAAGCGGTGTTGAGATCCGGGTGATGAATGAGGTAGAATTTTTGAGGATTCTAGAAGAATACAACATGAAATAGACTTAATTCGTCTAAATAAGTACAGAAAATCCCGAAATCGTTTGGCGGTTTCGGGATTTTGTTGTACCTTTGCCCCCGCTTACAAAACAGTGGTAATCCACTCGGCAGGGCGCACGTCAGACGCTCAGAGTAACTACTCAGGGCATTTTTTATGCCTCAGAGCATCCGTATAGCGGCTGCCATTCCGTAAAACTATACTGCCCTTCGGGTGAGTCACTGTTTTGTAAGCAACGGGATGTGCAGCCGTTTCCTTGTACTCCGGCCACGAGGTGCGTGGTAGCTTACAAAACAGTGCAATATGCAACAGACAATTCAACTCGGGCAGGTTCAGCCCTCGGTGCTTTCCAGATTGGAAAGTGCTGTAGAGAACTTGAAAGTGTGGTGGGGTGCCACCAGCAAATCGTTTACGGCTCTCTGTGCCACTGACGAGGGCGAAGTGTTCACCCATGGCGACGTGGTGAAGGCTCATCTCGCGCTCGCCGCAGTACTCATCTTAATAGGAATAGGAGGTGCGCTATGAGGGCTTTTGGAAAATCATTTGCATACAGTGTGCAAGGTCGAAAGGTTGATGAAATCCTGCAGTTTCTGAATAAAGAACATGATTTCACGTATGTCAAGGATGAGAATGCCTTTTCTGCAGTAATTCTATCGATGAAAAAGAAGGTTGATGAACTCAACAATAAGTACCCTAATACAAAAAAATACTATGTTGAGGTACAAAAGAGTGAGAAAGGAGGATTCATCAGGATTCATGCATCAGGCTACTCGATGCGAGGGATTAGCATTCCTTACTGGAATGTAAGAGAATACAAAAAGGAAGGAGGTGCGCAATGAACGCTATTAACATGACACCTGAGGCCGTGCAGGCCGTGAACGCACTTTGCGAGGCAGGGAACCTGGACCACATCATCGTGCACTTGGGCAATGCGGAGGAAGCCCTTCAGAAAGCAGCCTACGAGGATGAAGATCTCTCTTATATGTACCGCTTCGCCTACGAGCTGAAGCTGATGCGTGAGGATTTTGAGAAACTTGAAAAGACATTGGGATATGAGCCGGATAGAAGTTAGCAACCAGGAAGGGACGAAGGAGGCAGCTTTCGTGCAGCAGCTGCTGGACAGCTACTTCGCGTTCCGTGACTGTCTGCCCAAGAATGGGTATATCCAGGAGAACAAGACGACGCAGCAGATCCAGGACGAGCTGGAGCCGATGTACAGTGTGACCACTGGCGAGATTGTTGGCTACATGCTGGATCACAGCTACTCGACGACCTCCGAGCAGGACGGCACCGTCTGCTGGGCCATCTGGAGACAGGTATAAGGCAAGAGAGAACACATTTTTTTACATTGTTTACCGAGGGCGGTGCGTCGTGACGATGCGCTGCCCTCTTCCGTATTTTTACCCTTGCGTCTCTCTTCGTACCTTTGCGGAAAAAGAAGAGCAATGGCATCACTCAGAAGCAAGGAATTCTCGTGCAGCATCCCCGACGTCAGCTTTGCATCGGCGGGGAAGGCACGCGTGGTCATCGACATCGACGGTGAGACGGTATTCGACGAAGGGCTGTACCCGGTAGACGGCACGGTGACGCTGGAGGAGCTGTCAGACCTGGTGACACCATACGCACGCCAGCGGCAGACAGTGACGCTCGACATCACGGCCACCAGCGGTGACGGGCAGCAGCTGTACAGCGGCAGCACGGAGGTGATCTACTGTCAGGCCGACTTCGGCGACGAGACAGCGGCTCACTTCCTCGACAATCACTTTCTCTCCATCCTGATGGGTACGAAGGTGACGGCTCTCGGTCGTCTGGAGCTGCTTCATGTGCCGGGCATCGACGCGGCGTCGTGCCTGGCACGCTACAGTGACGGTACGACGCTGACGTTCACGCCTATAGTGATACAGCGGGGCAGTCACTACCGTACGCTCGACGTGTCGCCAGGCAACTTCACGGCTTCAGGCAAGACGCTGCTGGGCTATACCGTGACGGCAGGCGCCAGGACTCAGGAGTATGAGCTGGACCTGAAGCAGCCCGACTGTGCACCCATCCTCATCTTCGTCAACTCGTTCGGCCTGGACGAGCTGGCCTACTGTACCGGAATCCACCGCGTAGACCCCAGCTACAAGCGCAGTGCGGCCTACATCGGACACATACAGCGAAACTACAAGATCGACGAGACGCGCGCCTTCAAGGCCGACACCGGGCCGCTGACGACGGCCATGGCCAACTGGTGGGACGAGGTGTTCCGCTCCGACTCCGTGCGTGTGGTTAACGTCTACCAGGGCACGCCCACCATCGGTAAGGATCTGCTGATAACCGACTCAAAGAGTGAGTACAGCAACGATGATGCGGAGATTCCACGCTTCACCTTCACCTACCAGTATGCCCAGCGCAACCACAACGTGGTGCAGCTGCTGCGTGCCGGACGCATCTTCGACAATACCTTCGACAATACGTTTAACTAAGTGAAGAGTGAAGAATGAAGAGTGAAGAATTAGCTGCTGGACGAAAGGCTATCCATTTCAATGAGGCCATGCAAATTCTGGACCTGGCACGGGAGCGAAAGCAGACTGTCAACCTGAAAGTGTGGGAACTGCAGACAGGCAGCGTCATCGAATACCGGGGCTGGCTCGTGTCGAGCAGCAACTGGCGGGGCGGCTGGCACCGCGTCATCAACCCCTCGAACAACCAGATCCGCACCGTGCCCGATATCCTGATTCATGAGATTAACGGACTATCAATATACCTGTAGACATGGAACAACAAGACCTTCTGAGAGTCGGCCAGAACGGCGACTATGACAAATATGTAGTGATGCCGTCATCGATAGTCGATGCCGTGGAAGGCATGCAGTCGGAGTTTATCACCCACTACGGGAAGGACTCTGACGGCGGCTTTGCCGATGCCGAGGATGAAGAACATACACAGACCATCAGCATAGGCGGCAGACAGTACGAGTATTATCCCTGGGGTGGCGACAACATGCTGCCATACCACGTGCAGACGCTGATCGGCAAGAACATGGTGACGTCGCAGTGCCAGAACTTCAATACGCTGACGTGCTATGGCCAGGGGCTGCAGTTCTTCGACCGCGGTACCGGGGACAGGGCCTGCGACCCGGAGATTCGCAAATTCTGTCTGCGCAACTCACTGCACCTGCAGTTCTGGGAGCAGGCCACCGACATGAAATATTACTTCTTCTCGGTACTGGTCATCACGCTCTCACGCGACGGCAAGCGCATTGTGCAGCTGCGCCATCAGGATGCTTGCCACTGCCGGTTCACCAAGCGTGACAAGAAAGGGAATCTTGAGCATGTGCTTGTTGGGAACTGGCGCTACGGGACACCCAAGACCATGAAGGTGTACCCGCTGCTCGACGAGGTGGACCCGCTGGGCGACCTGATGGTAAGGCTGGGGCGTGAGCCGGATCCTGACACGGGCAAGACGAGTGCCGGTACTGCCGACCGTTCGTTTGCCATCCGCTGCTTCGTGCCGACCGTGGGTCATCAGATATACCCGATGTGCTTTTACTACAGCATCTTCCTCGATGACTGGTATGACATCTATCGTCTCATCGGCACCGGCAAGAAGTTCATGATCAAGAACACGGCAGCACCCCGCATTCAGGTGGAGATCCACAAGAACTACTGGAACAACGTATGCAACGAGGAGGGCATCACCGACCCCGAGCAGCGCAAGGAGCGCATCAAGCGCGAGCGGCAGAACATCACCGACTTCTGCACAAAGCCGGAGAATGCGGGCAAGGCGTGGATCACGTCGTATGACACCGTGATTGACGGCAAGGAGATCCGCATGGTGCGTGTCTACACCCTTGGGGCTGACAAGAAGAAAGAGGGTGGCGACTGGAGCGATGACATGCAGGAGGCCTCGAATGCCCTGTGCTTCGCCATGGGCGTACACCCGAACATGGTGGGTGCCACGCCGGGCAAGAGCCAGATGAACAACTCCGGCTCGGATAAGCGTGAGCTGTTCAACCTGAAGCAGGCCATCGAGAAGCCCTGGCATGACGTGATGGAAGTGCCCTATCATGTACTGATGCACTTCAACGGCTGGGATGAGAAGTACGACATCCAGGTGCCGATGATCGAGATGACCACCCTCGATAAGAACAAGGAGTTTTACGAAAAGACAGATGACAATGGTACTGGAAATAACAAAGACTGACCTCGAGAAGGCAGTGCCTGCAGCACAGGAGCCTTCGGGCAGCATCTTCGAGGTGATGGAGGATGCCATCAACAATGAGGTGGCAAACATAGAGAGCCAGGTGTTGGGTGATGCGGGTGCTCAGGCCGTGGAAGCCGGTACTGACACCGTACTGGTTCAGACGGTGAAGCGCCTGGCCTGCGTCCGTGCCTTCATGAACGAGATGCGCAGTCTCGACCTGGTACTGACACCTACGGGGTTCGGTGTGGTCTCGACCAACGATACGGCACCGGCCTCGAAGATGCGCGTCGATGCCCTCGACGGCCAGCTTCGCCGCAGCGAGCGGCTGTTGCTCGGGACGCTGCTTGACAGGCTCTTCCGTGTAAGCAGATGGAACCAGCAGCCGCAGCGCCAGTGGGCTGTGCAGACGCTGTTCTTCTGCATCCAGCAGCTGGAGCAGTTCGCAGGCATCAACCATCCGAAGCCAGAGGACTGGGACACAAGCTATCCCACCATCATGGCTGCTGATGCCTATCTACGCAAACACATCGGCAATGCATTTATGGACGAGCTCCTGACACAGATGACCAGTCATTCTCTGACTGTTGCCAACGGGACCATCGTTCTGCTCTGCGAACAGTATATCGGTGCCTGCATTGCACAGAATGCACGGATGAAGGAAGAGACCTATATGCAGTTGATCAACCGCTTGGAGGCCGACCCGGGCCAATATCCCGAATACGCTGACGGCGAGGGATACCGGCTTAATCACTTCAAACCCTACGAGAATCATGCAGAAGACAGTGCCTTCCACTTTGTCGGATAGTCTCGGACTGCTGACGTCTGAAGGAGTCCTCCGGCTATCCTGTCCCCGCTCCTGGAAAGAAATGTCCCAGGAGCAGCTTCGCTATGCGCTGCACGTCATCGGCTGCGGCATGTACTCATCAGTAGAAGGCCGCACCCTGATGCTGCTGCGCTTCACCGGCATTGAGGTGCTGGGGAAGACACCTGGGGGATGGTCGTGCGCCATTCGCGTGGAAGTAGAGGGGAAGAAGAGCACAAAGCGTCATCTCTTCATACTTCAGGCATGGCAGGTGCAGTACATGACACACCAGCTGGAGTATGTCGACAGCTACGAAACCTTTGATGTGCGGTTGGAGAGTATCGGAGGCTTCAAGGCTGTCGACGCCATGCTGCACCGCGTGATGTTCGGGGACTACCTGAACATGGAGAAACACTACCAGGGATATCTGGCCACGAAGGAGCATAAGTATGCACTGGGACTCGCCCGCCTGCTCTACCCCGGCGGCGTGACTGACATCGGCGATGCCGAGCAAACGGGCTGCATCATGTGGTTCTCGTATGTGAAGAAACAGTTCTCACAGCTGTTCCGGCATTTCTTCAAGCCTGCTCCTGAGGGAGGGAAAGCTGTAAACTGGCTGGAACAGATGAACGCCCAGATCCGCGCACTGACCGATGGCGATATCACCAAGGAGCGGACGGTGCTGGATGCCGACTGCTGGCGTGCACTGACCGAACTCGATGCCAAGGCCCGTGAGGCTGAGGAGTTCCGGAGAAAATACCCGAAATCATAGACAAATGGCATGGAACAACATCAATTTGACGCCCTGGCCTACTTTGAAGGGCTGGGAAAGACAAACAAGCTGGCCAAGCAGAACAACTTCAAGGTGGCCTACTGCAGCGGTCCCGGTGCACTGGAGCCGATGATGCAGAGCTACCGCCAGTACCAGAACTTCATCTTCGTGGATGATACCACCTCGGGCAACACCTTCAGCAACAAGGTGGGATGGTTCGACCGCAATGTGTACTGCGTCCATATCATTGCTGGCTATAAGCACGGCGATGCACAGGACTACAACCGTGCGCTGCGTCTGTGCCGTACCATCTTCCGGCAGTTTCTGTCGAAGGTCATCAAGGATAAGGAGACTTATAAGTACGGCACTGACCTGATGTACCTCGGTACCGGCAATGTCTATAGCAACGAATATGGCCGCTATTCCTTCAACGGAGCCACCGGCCTGTTCTTCCAGATACAGAACGATGAGCCGACAGACATGGTGTTCGACGCTGACGAGTGGGAGGAGTAGCGTATGGGAGTGATGAAACGCCTGGCGGAGAACCGCCGACAGTCGTACCGCCGTGGCCGCGTGCAGGCTATGAGCGAGCAGGAGCTGTTCCGGCGCCAGTGGACCCGGAACATGGTCACCTATTGGCAGGAGCGCATCGACCGCCTGCGCATCAACGACACAGGCCGCCTGCGCAGCAGCATCGTCGGATATCTGCACCCTGGCCCCGTGACTACTATCGAGCACTCCTTCCTGGTATATGGCAAGTACGTAAGCGACGGCGTGGCCCGTGAGTTCGGGCGTGGATATACCGACTCCATGGGACGCACATACTCCAGCAGCCGTGGCGGTGAAGGCACATGGAACAGCGGACAGCTGCCCTTTCTCCTGCCTGGCGGTGAAGCCTACCGCGAGAAGCACGGCCTTGACAAGCCGAAGAAGGTAGGCCCGGCCTGGGGAGGACGTGAGGCCGGAGGCCAGCCGCACGTGAAGCGCGACTGGTTCTTCCGCAAGTACTACTCTTCACGCATGGTGCTGAACGAGATGGAGGCCGCTGCATACGGTCGGGAATACCAGGGAATGCTTACGCAGGCCTTTGATGCACTGTTCCAGCGGACGCGCTTCCTGTAGTTTTAATAAGAAGCATATATACATATCTTTGCAATAGTATTTTCTCATACGGACTATTTTAATGTTTAACATCATGGCGGCTCCGGCCTGAGAGAGGTGGAAGGGAGCCGTTTTATTAAAGAAATCAGCGAATGGCACAGGACACATCATACATCAGGAGCTTCTTCGAAGACATCCGCGACGAGCGGGGGACGTACCAGAACACGGCCACCCGCATCGGAACGGCGTTCCTGCTGCTGCTCGACTATATAGCCACCATCGACTATCCCTACCTGCGAAAGGACATCGACGACAACGCCCAGGGACACATCACCTTCCTGAAGGGCATCACCGCCCGGCTGCAGTCGCTGTTTGAGGGACTGAGCTTCTCTGACGTGCTGAAGAGCGAGGGGGCCACCGACGGCTTCGACGGTCAGGGCATCACCATGACCGCCGCCGACGGAAGGATACAGACCGACGCCCTCGAAGTGCGCGGGTGGATGCGAGTGGCGAAGCTGGTGTACAACATGATCCAGGTGATGGAGCAGGACTACCAGTTCTCGGGTGGCGGCGACATCGAGCGGGTTGTGGCCAACCAGGACGGCACGCTGACGCTCTTCATGCACAAGGAGAAGGAAGGGCGGCACGTGAGCTTCACAGACTTCGACATCCTCCACGGCAAGATGGACGAGCAGGTGGAAGTGGACGGCGCCTACTACTATCAGACGTCGTGGATGCGCATCACGGAGAACGGCATCACCCTGCGCGACGGCATGCAGCCCGACGAGGTGCGCGTGGAGCTGTGGGAGGACGCTGCGGTGCCCGGCGGCCACAACTTCCCACCCAAGGCGATGATGACGGTGGCCAGGCACGGCAACACGAGGGATGCCGCCCGGCAGTCGTTCTGGGAGCTGTCGACGACCGACCAGCGCATCGCCTACTACTGGCATGTGGACCAGCCCATCCTCCGTGCCGACAACTACGCCCTCTGTCTGGGCATACTGCCCACCATACTCGACAATGCGGGCGTGCTGCCCGACACCCGCGACCCGCGGATGCCGTCGCTCTACGTCAACACCATCTTCTACGAGAACGCACACCATATATACTACCCCTCGCAGGTGGTGAAGGTAGACCGCGGACTGTGGACACCCACGCCCACGGCCACCTATACCGGCACCGACGGCAGCTACGACGGCGAGGCCTACACCAACGGCCAGACCATCGGCGAGCCGTACCACTGCGAGAGCTTCTCGAGGAACATGTGGCTGACGCACCGCCTCTCGCCCGCCAACCAGAGCCTGACCGACGAGCGGCTGCTGCAGAAGATGCAGAAGGAGTGGCACGTCGACAAGGAGACCTCGCGCGTGTGGCACCACGGCGCCCTGTGGGAGTGCCTCGTCGAGGGCACCGCCGAGGAGCCGGGCTTCTCGCGCCACTGGACGATGATCAGCGGCCAGCAGCTGCGCCTGGACTTCATCTTCGACCGCGGTACGCTGGTGTTCGTCGACGACGTGCAGCTGCTGGCCGAAGCACGCATCTTGATAGGCACCGACGACGTGACCGACGAGATGCTTGCGAAGGCAGCAGAAGCCCAGATAGACATCGGCTGGACGTGGCAGCGCATGAGCTATGAGGACGGCACGCAGACAGCTGCCGACGAGCTGTGGCAGCCAACGACCGTGGCGGGGCAGCCCAACATCCTCGCCATCGACCATAAACTGGCCGACCCTGACCGCCGACAGGACTGCGGCCCGCTATGGGAACAGCAGCTGCGCGTGTGGTACCGCTGCACGGCACGCCTCTCCACTGGCGGCATGGCAGAAGGCGAGCTAGGGCTGGGATAATGCATAATAATAGTAAATCGTAAATCCGTAAATCGTAAATATCAACATGTATTACGTCATCGTACCAAGTGAAGTGTGTGAGCGCCGCAGGGTGTTCACCCGCAACCAGCGCACCCCCGACGGGCGCGTGGTGCTGACCCTGAGAGACCTGAACCTTACCAGATTCTCCTACGGGCCGGTGGAGATAGTCAACGGCGATGACCTGCAGGCCATCATGGCCGCCGGCCAGGCACAGCCCAGTGATAACGCTAATCAGGAGGAGGAATAGGCCATGGGAAAAATCATCAGTAACGACTTCGTCTTGAACGGGATGATCTCGGGCAAGACGCTCATCACCGGCATCGAGGTGACAGAAGGCGTGCTCTACCAGAGCATGGACGCACAGGGCAACCTCACCCCCGACTGGACGAACGCTGGACCGAAGTTCAGGGCCGCCGTCATGGACACGGGCGGCACGACACGCCTCTCAATAGCGGCACAGGAGAAGCTCTACTGGAACGGCGTGGAGGTGACCTTCGCCGCCAGCGGCCTGAGCAATGCCGTGGGCACGGCCTTCCCGGCAGGCACCTTCAAGCGTACCACGGGCGCCAACGGCACCTACGTCTACCAGATCGTGAAGAACTTCTTCAGCGACTCGGTCAACGCCGACAGCGACCAGTTCCGCATTGAAGGCAAGATAGAGCTGACGGGCGGACGCTTCCAGGACTTCGTGACCCCCGACCAGCCGGTGACGCTCGTGCGCTACTCCACCGGCGGCACGCCCTATCTGGTGCTCATCAGCAACGTGCACAACATCACCGAACAGGGCGGCACGGGCTACCTCGACGCCTTCCTCTACGACGTAACCACGATGAAGGTGGTGGAGAATGCCGTGCCGGAGAAGTGGTTCAACGTCGACGGCACGGGCACCGAGGTGGAGTGCACCACCGCCAAGGGCTACACCAAGAGCGGCAACCGCCTGACGGTGCCCGCCGACGAGGTGAACGGCTACGACAACTTCTGTGCACGTTTCAAGGTGGGCAGCGACTACTACCGGGGCTACGGCTTCCTGCGCGATGAGACCGACGCCATCTATGCCGCCTACGACATCGTGGGCGACGTGGAGGGCGCCGAGGTGAAGGAGAACGGCACGGCTCGCGTGAAAATCTATGTCGTCGACAAGAACGGCGACGTGCTCACCTCATGGGGCACGCGCACGCTGGTGCCAGGCGTGGTGCTGAAGTGCGACGACGGCACGGCACTCACTCCCTCCACCTACAGCGGCACCGCCGACCAGCTGGCCAGCACCAGCACGGCAGTGACCAACATCACCTACAAGGGCGAGGCCTGGAAGGGCACGCTCGCCGTGCCCTACGACAAGCTCATCTCCGTCTGCGGCGGCCGCCTGCAGGGATGGATAAGCCTGGACCCCACCAACTAACCCGTGTGCAAGGCGGTTTTGCCGCCTTGCCCCTATAAGCATAAAGACCCATGAAGAAAAGAACATACGTAGGGGCGGTGACACGCCCCATATCGTTCACACCGGCCATCCGTGTGGAGAACCCCTACAGCGAGCAGCACACTGACCAGCACGGCACGCTCACGCAGAGCTTCGACACACTCACCGGCGAGTACTACCCCAACCGTCAGCAGTACCCGACACTCTTAGGACTCCACGTGCTGATGGAAGACCCCAATACCGCCGCCGCACAGACTGAGGTGGTATGGGGCGGACAGAATACCGTGACCTGGGAGGTCATCCGCGGCGGCGTCGCGACAGCCGTCACCGCACAGTCGACGGGCGACTTCACCCTCAGCGGCCACCAGTTGCGGGTAAAGATGAACCAGACAGTGGCCGACGGCAACGTCACCGTGCGTGCCACCGGCACCTTCCGCGACAGCGTGGGCAGGTCCCAGACGGCCGTGGCCGAACAGCCGCTGGGGCTGAGCGCATCGACGGCCACCAATCTCGTGCTGCTGCGCGACAACCTGGGAACACCAGGCTACGTGGGCGAGTTCTTCCGCCTGAACCCGCTGAAGCTCGACACCGCGCTGAAACTCGGCACCGCCGCCAACTGGAAGAAAAAGTGCGCCGTGCAACTCTGCGACGGCACGACCCCCATACCTGATGCCTTCACGCTGATGGGCAGCGACAGCATGGACGAGGATGACTATATGGACACGCCCGAAGGGTCGGCCTTCTACTTCTGGTTCTACCGCACGCCCGAAGGCAGGCTCGTACAGTGCACCGAGGATACGGAATGGCTCGATGCCGCATGGACGGCACACGGCACGGCATCGAAGGTGGTGACCGTCAACCTGACGAAGGCGAGGCAGGTGCGCCTGGTGTGCCGTGCGGGATACATACCCTACGGACAGATGGAAGACTACCTCGACGAGGACGGCATCCTGCGACCAGAAAAACTCTACCTCGGATTCCGGGAACAGAGCTTCGACGTGGGCGTGGAGCTGCCCGACGTGGAGCGTATCGACGTGGCCGACATCGCCCACTGCCGCCTGGAACGCACCGAGCTGGCCAGCAGCACCGTCAACATAGTCAAGCGCGCACTGGTGACAGCCGGGGGCACCACGCTCAACGACCTGAACGAGACCACGCCCCATGGCAGCAGCACGCAGTCGTGGGTGGAGATGCTCTACAGCATAGAGTGGAGCGTCACCAAGGCTAATGGCGACGAGGTGAGCGTGGGCACCGGTGAGTGGCTGCAGATAACGCCTGCGCAGCTGGCCGCGCTCTACGGGGCGGCACTCAATGCCGACCAGATGCCGCAGATGAGCGTCAGCGTAGAGCCGCGATACCCCAAGCTCACGGGCAACAACTACGTGGAGGGGTACGTGCGCGGAGCCAGTGCCGTCACGCCCTCGCAGCAGCAGGGCAATAAGGGGTTTCTCAAGCAGCTGGACTTCTGGCTCCTGGACACCACCGACAACGAAGGCGTCACGACGCACGGCATGAAGCTGCAACGCAACAACATCCTGCGCTTCGCCGGTGGCGGCTGGGCGCCTGCCGTGCGCATCAGTCCGGAGATGGCCGCCGACGCGGAGCTGGAGCTGTGGCGACGGAACAGCGGCGGCACCTACGTCAAATACTGCGATGCCGGGGCCTACGATCCGGAGTCGTTTGTGGAGAGCGTGCTGCGCAGGTACTTCAATGGTACGCTCACAGGATGGTACGCTGAGAGCGACGGTGGCTGGCCGCGGCTGTACAAGAAAGACGGCAGCAGCTACGTCGAGGCACACGCCCTGATGCCCTGGGAGAGCACCGAGACGAAATACACCACCGGCGTGGGCTTCGGCTTCGGCGTGTACCTGCTCGACCACCAGAAGCGCGACGACGGCCAGTGGGAGTGGAACGGCATCCTCACCGACGTCACCGAGTGGGACGGCATCGACGTGAGACCCTACTACCTCGCACCGACGGCTTTCTCACCCTGTCCGTCGACGCAGATCACGGAGAACGGCAAGACGGTGTTCCGCAACTTCTTCTTCCTGGCACACCCGCAGGGAGGCATCGGCGGCCACTCGGCAATGGGCATCCTCGGCAGCTCGATGTTCAACGAGGCCGGACGCGCCTACCCGAAGGTGGAGGACGTGACTGCGCTGACGAATGCCACCCGTGCGCGTGCCAACAACAGCGTGGCGGGACGCAGCTACCCCTTTGCTGAAGGCGGTTACCACACGCTCAACACGCTTATCACGTCGCAGGAACTACTCTATTCGCGCCGCAACCCATTCCTCGCCACGATGTTCGGCAGCGGCATCAGCTCCAACGATGCCTGTAGCAGCGAGGCCACATGGCGGCAGAATGGAGGCTTCCGACACAAGATAAGCGGTGCTACGGCCTACGGCTATGCACCCTGGAGCAGTGCGTTGCCGGTGAAGAGTGCCACCAACAGCACGAGAAATGCCTCGGAGGACATGAACAACTACCAGGGCAAGGAACAGTGTATGGAGAGCCAGCTGGCAGCGTCGTTCGCAGTGGAGTTCGGCATCGCCAAGACCACCAATACGGCATCGCCCAACTACTTCACGGTGTATGGCGGCAAGTACTACTGGATGGCACCCGACGGCGCCGATACGCTGACTGACGGATATATGAACGCGCGCATATACCGCGAAATGAGCGATACGCTGACGGGCTACAACAGCAGCGGCACGCAGACGACGTGCGAGTTCACGGCCATCCTGCGCATGAGTCTGATGGGTGGTATGAACATCTCCGGCGACATCTTCGCCTACACACAGGGCGGCGCGGAGGTCATCGGCGAGTGCACGAGAGCACCAGACACGAGCAGAACCGGCAACCCCATCGTCTCCTACCTGATTCCCGACCAGACAAAATGGCTCAACGACACTGCCATCACGAAGGACGCGCCGGCGAAGTTCCTGATCGAGGAGTGTGCCGACGCCATCAAGACGGGCGAGGCGACCAACCTGGCAGACGGCTACTACGCCAGGCGCTTAGGCTACTCACCGGTGAAGATACAGGGCGGTGGCGGTCTTGGCAGTTACGAGTGCTGCTATGGCTACACCCGAAACGAATGGGCTTCGACAGTCGGCAAACGTGTGAGAATCGCCCTCCGTTTTCGCGGCTATGCGTACTTTACGTACTGTTCGCCTCGCAACTGGCTTGCGATCTACAGCGCGTCGTCTGCGATTCGCACCCATGGGGGCTCTGCTCAGGCTTTGATTGGCACGTAAGGCGCAGCAGCGCTGCAAGTGCAATAAAGCCGCTGCAAGCGGCACGCAGCGTCGGCCGTAAGGCCGACTCGAGAATAAAAATTTTTTGGAAAAAACATCGACTTCCTGCCCATCGAGGAAGGCCGCATCGTCAACGAGTGCGGCTACATCTACGAGGGCAGCACGAACCAAATCCAATTCATAGAGGAAGAT